TCCTGCTTTTTATGGAAAAACTATAAGAGAAGCAGTGTCTAAATGTTATATTAGTTTAAAACAAGAAGAACTTAAAAACAAATAAGTTATGGAAGATATAATGATTCCTCTTGAGAAAGTGGTTAACTCAGGACTAACTATCAGTGAATATTTAGTCCTTTACAATGTTGCTACCAATGATTCTATATCTGCATATTTAAAAGATATACCTATGACTCTATGTTCATTAGAGTCAAAAGGTTTTCTTGCTTATTGGTGGTAGTGTTCACATGAGAGAGAAGGCTTCTGAATTTTTTACTATAGAGATGGATTTATTTGATTTATGGGTAGAAACCTATCCTACTCAAGTAAAAACTAAATATGGAAGAAGGAGGGCTTTATCTCCAAAAGACGGTAATTCTATCTTAGGCAAAAGACTTAAGAAGAAATGGAATCAGATATTCAAAAAGAATACTGAGGAACAAAAACAAGCAATAAAAGTACTTGAATTACAGATTTGTGATATGCAAAAAACTGGAGAGCTAGAATACATGGTTGAGGCTACAAGATGGCTTAACGAAGGGTATCATGAGAAATACTCTTACTTGCTTGATAACGAGAATGAAATAGATAACATTTACGGAAGTGAAGATTATATGTAATTATGAAAAAATTTAAATGTAAAAAATGCGGTACTAATTACAGTACGCCAGAGAAGAACCCTCCTCCAAGTCCTAGATGGGCTGATGGTCATGTTTGTGAAATGAAGGAGGTTAAAGATGAGTAAATTAGTTGGAAAAGCAAGGAAAAGACTTGATGAGTTAAAGAAAATTAAAGCTGATAAAGACTCAGGTAAAATATTTTGTATTCCTTTTGAGAACTACCCTAAGTTATGTAAATCTGTACCTGGTGTAGTGCCAGGTATGATACAGATGGTAACTGCAGGTTCTGGTGTTGGTAAGACCCAATTGACCAAAGCTTTGTATGTTAGAGAACCTCTTGAGTATTGTTTGAAACACAATATAAAGCTCAAGATATTTTATTTTGCTCTAGAAGAGTCAGAGCAGGAATTTGTAGACACAATGATCTGTAACTTTATTGCTTCTAGGTGTAAAATAAAAATGGATTTGTTAACCTTGCAAGGTTACAGAGAGAAGTCATTGACTCAAGACAAAGTAGACCTTATAGACAATCACATAGATGAGATAGAGGATTTACTTAGTAACGTAGAGATAATTGACTCTGTGTATAATCCTACAGGAATATACAAATATTGTCGTGATTATGCGGACAAGAATGGTACTCATCATTACGAAGAGAGAGAGTTTGTTAAGAACAAGATAGATGAATTTGGAAATTCTTACACTAAGAAAGAAAAAGCTCAAGTTTACTCTCATTATGTTCCCAACGACCCAAATACTTTCACTATAGTAGTTGTTGACCACATGAGTCTGTTGACACCTGAAAAGAGTAAAGATTCTGGAAACATGATGTCATTACATCAAACTATGGCTCAATGGAGTACTAATTATGCCTTGAAACAAATTACAAAACACTGGGGATGGGCTGTTGTGAATGTTATACAGCAAGAACAATCGGGTGAGAAAGAACAATTTACTAATAAGGGAGATAGTATTCAAAAGAAAACAGAGCCTGCATTAGCAAACTTTGCTAACAATAAAGAGATTCAGCGTGATGCTAAAGTTGTTGTTGGTGTTTACTCTCCTGATAGGTATGGATTTGACAAATACAATGGATATGACATTGCAAGATTTAGAGATAGTTTTAGAGCAGTAAAAGTTTTGAAGAACAGATTTGGTGCTCCTAATAAATATCATCATTTCTTATTCGATGGTGCTACCAATTCTTTTGACGAATTACCTAAGCCAACAGAATCTAAAGAAATGGATCCTTTTTTGATAGATGCAGATAGACTTAATGGAAGAATAGCTCCCCCTAGGTCATCAAACTCTTTTCCTACAAAGAAAAAAGTGAATAACCCTTTTAATAAGAAAAACAATTTTGAAGTATGAAAACAAATTTAATAGGAATATCAGGTAAAATAGGTTCGGGTAAAGATACTGTAGGTAATATATTACAATATATCACTACTTCTAGAACTTATGGTAAGTCATTTTTAGAGTGGGAAAAATTGTTAAGTGAAAAACCTGACCACGGAAAATGGTATGCAGGGTACTCTAATTTGAGTATTAAAAAGTATGCAGATAAACTTAAAGAAATAGTTTGTTTACTTATTGGATGTACTAGAGAGCAGTTAGAAGGTAGAGAGTTTAAAGAAAAAGAACTTGGTGAAGAATGGGATTTTTACGAAGCTGGGGAATGGAATGAAAGATTTATACTGGCAGCAAACATACCTTATGATGAAACTAAATACAGAGGCCTTATAAAACAAAAGATGACTCCTAGACTGTTGCTTCAGCTTCTAGGTACTGAATGTGGTAGACAAATTATTCACCCTAACATTTGGGTAAATTCTTTGTTTAGTGATTACAAGGTAAATATAAGTTCTTTACCTAATGTAGATTTTGGAACACAACTTATTGTAAATAATGTTTACAAAGATGAATCTGGGAAAGAACATCTTGCTGCTTACCCCAATTGGATAATAACAGATGTTAGATTTCCTAATGAAGCTCAAGCTATTAAAGATAGAGGTGGTATTGTTATTAGGGTTAATAGGCCTGTACTAAATGACCTAAAAGATGATACTGTAACTGCTATGGCTTACGCTTTAAGTGCACAAGCAAAGCAAAGAAAAAAAGGTATTTATCACTCCTCAGAAACAGCTTTAGATGATTATGAGTTTGATGCTGTTATTGATAACAATGGTAGTATTGAAGAATTAGTAGAAAAAGTTAAACAATTAAATATTTTATGATTAAATACGAAAATTTAGAAAAACACTTTACTGCACCTAAAGTAATAAGCCCTTTTTATGGCAATGATATTAAAATACCAAGAAAGTTAAAGAAGAAAGTTAAAATGTTTTGTGGTGTACATTGGCAAGGATTGACAAACGGACAAAGGCTTTGGTATTATATGGAGAAACATAACAAAGATTACAAAAGTTACTTAATTAAATTAATTTGTAATGAAAAAAGTTAAACAATTAAAATTAGTATAATGGCACAAATTAGAAAATACCAAACAAATTTTAAAGCTGTATTAGCTATAGATTTTGACGGAACTATATGTGATAGTGAGTGGCCTGAGTGTGGTCCTGAAAGAGATTTAGCAAAGTTCTATATTAACAAACTGTCAAGAGAAGGATACGGTATCATAATAAACACTTGCAGAGAAGGGGTTGCTTTAGCTAAAGCTATAGTTTGGTTAAACAATCATGACATAAATTATCACTATGTAAACTGTAATTTTCCTCACGTAATAAAGCTGTATGGGGCTGATTGCAGGAAGGTATCAGCAGATGTTTACATAGACGATAAGTGTATAGGAGGTTTGCCAAATTGGGTAGATATTTATAGTAGATTAACAAGTATTTACGGATAAAAAATATGGTTTAAAACACTGATTTTTAGAAGAATATACTTGTTTTAAAGGTTTAAAATCCTTATATTTACTATCCTTAAAAAGCACAGTAAAATTAAAAAATTAATTAATTAAAATGAAGAAAAAGTAAATGAGTGAGAAAAAAAAAGAAAGCTTCTTTAAGAGAAAAAAAGCAATTGGATCTGTTATACCAGAGCCAGGAAATTACGACCCTACAAATGAAGATGATTTAAAGTCTTGTGGTATTGATTGTGATTCTCTCAACAAAAGAAACAGTGAAATGTTTCTTAACCTTAATGTTGATTCTAACAAAGAGAATCCTGTAGCCACAGTATGTATGGCTTTTGAGAATAATTTTAGCAAAAGAGAACTTGCGTTTTTGTTAGGAAAAGACACTCTTATGCAATGTTTTAAAGAATCACTAACACAAACAAAGGAAGAAAATGGCAAATAAATTATTAGTAACTGGTTACAGCGGGACAGGAAAAACCTACTCTTTAGGAACTTTAGACCCTAAAGAAACATTCATCATTTGTCCAGATGAAAAGTCACCTCCTTTTAGAGGTTGGAAGAAAAACTACATAATGAAAGACCCTTCAGGAAAGTTTAATCCTGTATCGTGTAATTACATGAAATCTACTAATTGGGACAAGATTAGAGGTTGCATGAATTTCATAAGTACAAAAAGAACTGACATTAAAACTATTGTCATAGACACTATTACCTATGCTATGATTGGAGAGTTTATGGACAAAGCTAAAACTGTTGGTTTTGCTAAGTTTACGGAAATGGGAGATAATGTTTATAAAACATTAAAGTCTATTGATGGTCTTAGAGATGACTTGACTGTTATAGTAGTTGCGCATACGGAGTCAAAAAGCTTTAACGGGGTTGATAGAACTGTATTTGCTGTCCCTGGAGGCAAATTGGTTCAAGATGTAGTAAAGCCTGAAGGGATGTTTAGTATAATTCTTGAAACTGTAGTAGAAAAGAAAGGGAATAGCATTTCTTATGGATTTATGACTCAAAACAACACAACAAACATGGCTAAAAGTCCTGACCAAATGTTTTCTGGAGAAATTATACCAAACGACATGAAAGAAGTGCTAGAAGCTATAAGGATCTATGATGAGGGAGAATAGATTTCTTTTTATAAGTAAATAAAAAAACAAGAGGGTGAAAGTCCCTCTATTTTTATCTAATAATTTTAACAATAAATTTTAAACACATTAATTATGGGAACAACAATTGTATTTGGATCAAAAAGATTAGGAGGAACTCCACAAGCAGCATCAAATGAAAAGTACGAAGGTAGAGCGGTAGTAACTGTAGAAGCCTTCAAAGGTAAAGGTAAGACAAGAAGAATACTATTTAACAATACAGCTTCTTCTTCTTTAGGATTAGAACAAGGTCATATACAAAGAATTGTATTTGCACATGTTATTGATGAAGACGGAGCAAGACAAGTTTTGGTTACTAATGAAGCTGCAATGGGAATGGACACTTCTGAAATGGAGACCTACAAGACTTCTAAAAATAGCGTTGCATATCTTGACTCTAAGGAGAAAGGTAAAGGCATTATGAGCTCTCACATTTGCTCTGAAATATTTAATTTTCTTGAAGCAGAAGAAACTTCTAATGCTGAGTTCTCTTTAATCCCTTATACTGCAGAAGGCATAGAGTTTGAATGCTTCTTGTTAGGTGGTGTTGATGAACTTAATGAGGAACTAACTGTTTCTGAACAAGTAGTTCAGGCTGTAAACGAGTCTTCAGAAGAGATTGAAGAAATAGCTCAGGAAGTTACCGCTGAGGATGTTCAAGAAATTGAAGTTCAATCAGAAGAGATAGTAATGGAAGAGGAAACAGCAGAAGAAGAAGAAGACTCTTTTCAAGCTGTAGCTCAAGAAGAAAATGAGTGGATTTAACATCTAAAAAATAATTTAATTAACAAGGTAAAGCCACTCGCCTCTATAAAGAGTGGCAATAAATTTAAATAAATATATATAAAATTATGAGTGCATTTGGAAAACAACAAGAAGTAGGAGATTCAGTAGAATACAAATTATTTACTGGAGTAGAGAATTTTAGAGTAGTAGCATTAAATCCTACTAAAGCTGAGTTAGAAGAAATGTATGGGCGTGAACTTAATTTTGATCCTGAATACATGGGAGAGACAGAAGTTGAAGATGGCGCTGATAAAAGAACAGTACCTCAAGTTAGATTAGATTTTTATCTTGCAAATGAAGACGACAGTATAACAACTAAGCTTCAGTACTATGTAGCCAACACGTTCCATAAGTCTCAAACAGGGAAGTTCAAATCTGTTAATATTTATGGTAGAGACGCTTGGTTAACTGAAGATGCGCTGAAGACTGGTAAATTACCTGACAACATGTTTTGGTATAATGCAGAAGGTGTTAAAGTTGCAAAAAGAGGAGAAGTAGAGACCTTATCTTTCTTAATCAACTTGTTAAATCTTCCTTATGACACTACAAAAGCTGATGACCCTTCTGACTGTCACGCACAGATAAGTAAAGAAGACTGGGCTAAAATCTTTGCAGGAGACTTCTCTATGCTTAGAGGTATCATAGATTCTTGCAATAACAAGATTGGTGTTCTATTAGGTGTTAAGACTAAGACTGATGGTAANTTAGTTCAGACTACATTTAACAGAGCTACACTTAGACAATATGTTAAAGGTCAAACAAAAGCTGGAAAGTACAAGTACTTACTAAAAGATTTGCATGAAGCTCAAGCTAACGGGGCTTTTGGTAATGTTGATTTTGGAAGTGACTCTTTAGAGTTGTCCGAGTACAGCGTAAGCCCTACTGCTATTAGTACAGAAAACACTAATCAAACAGATATATTTGCTGAAGCTGAAGCTTCTACAGATGATTCTGAAGACTGGTTAGGATAATAGTTTTAGATCATTAAAATTAAAGACCTGCTTAATTGCGGGTCTTTTTATTTATTAACTAAAACTAATTATTATGGGATTTGGAAAAAGCAAAGGTTTTAAGAAGTTGCCTACAGGAGATGAGATATTGAAACACATCTCTGATATAGACATATTTGAAAACTATCTGGGAGATATTCCAAGGTCATTAATAAGTAGTCCTTTTAGAGAAGATGCAAACCCTTCATTTAGTTTGTACATGAGCTCTGAATATAATAAAGTATTCTTTAAAGACTTTGCTACAGGTGAATCAGGGGATTGTTTTCTTTTTGTTATGAAGCTTTTTAATTTAAGCTCAAAGATAGAAGTGTTTGATAAGATTGCAAAAGACTTTAATTTAAATCAGTTTGAATTAAAATCTTATCATGTTTCTTCTCTTCCGGCAAGAAAAAAGATTGTCAAATCAAGAACAATAATAGAAAAAACTTCTAGGCTTAGAATAAGTGTTACTATAAGAAACTGGAGTTTAAAAGATAAAGAGTATTGGCAGGGAAAATATGATTTAACAAAAGCTCAATTAGAGCATTGTAACATATTCCCTATATCTCATTATTTTATAAACGGGTATTGCACAAAAGTTTCAGGTATAGCTTATGCATTTGTAGAAGGAAAAGATGGTTCTCAAACATTTAAGATATACCAACCTGAAGCTTCTAAAGAAGACAAGTGGATTAACAATAATGATTATTCAACATGGGAGTTGTGGACTCAACTTCCTCAAAATGGAAAAATATGTATAATAGGTAGTAGTAGAAAAGATTCCTTGGTTATAAAAAGTTTATTTCCATCGAAAGTGTTAACATCTTGCTCTCTTCAGAGTGAGGGAGTTAATCCTAAAAGTAGTGTCGTAGATGAATTAAGATCTAGATTTGAGTATGTATTCATTCTTTACGACAATGATTTTGATAATGAGAGGAACCCTGGCAGAAAAGCTGGTGAGAAATTATCAAAACAAACAGGTTTCAAACAGTTAGAAATACCTGGAGAATATTTATCAAAAGATCCTTCAGACTTCGTAGAAAAATACGGAGGAGAAGAGTTGAGGAAATTAATCAAAAG